GCATACGAAGAAGCCGTAGGCGCTGCCTGCGTGGAGGTGATGAAATGAACGGATGGATGCCTATTGAAACAGCGCCGAAGGATGGAACGCACATCTTAGTAGGGGTGTTCGACATCGACAAAGGTGGCTTCGGCTGGTATGGCGGAGAATGGGTGTACCTACAAACGGTGGCGCACTGGTTCGACGATGGCGACGAGTGCGGGTTTTACCCCAGCGTCAGCAATGACGGAGACAAATCGACAGCGGTACCGGCAACGCACTGGCATCCACTATTGCCCACGCCCACGAGCGTGCGGGCATGACCCTCGAAAGCCTTAACCGCTGCTGCCTGGTATGGGGCGCGATGTACTGGCTTGAGCGTGTGTGGTTCGCTGTTTATGGATGGATAGGAGGTTGATAGATGATTGAAGAATTGGCTGCAAGGATTCTTGGTGTGAATGTAGATGATGGTGGTATATGGGAAACACTAGATGAGAAAATGTTCGACGAGTTCGGTATAGAATTAGATCAACTCGAACATTTAGTGAATAAGCTATTACCCTTATGTGAGGTTGGAGTATCTCCGCTAAGCGGTACTACTTTCTGCGGATTCGCTGATCGTGAAACATCTTGCTGGATTATGAAAGTAGAACGCAAATGAAACCCGCTGAGCGAATCATGGTCTATGTGCTGGCGGCATGTATCGCGATCGGCGTGTGCAGAGCCGTGGCTTACCTGCTGGGGAGCTTTAATTTGGCGTTAATGTTCGATTGGTAGCGTTTCCATGAAACGGGGGCGATTTATGAAGAATCCGAAATTGTGCGTTGACTGTAAGTGGTGCTCTGATCCAAAGGATCGGAATCCGATGTGTATGTGCCCAAAGAATGGCAAAGAAATGTGGCTTGTGACAGGTGAGGCGACACTTTTGACAGTGGCCTGCCGGAGGCACCGCGCAGCCGTATGGCCGGATACATGGTTATTTTACTACTGCGGCAAGCGTGGCCGCTGGTTCGAGGCAATGGGGCAGGGAAATGCAACATCACCCAAATGAGCAGGCGCATTGCAGCTTTTGCGGCCGACACAAGGAGCAGTGCAGGAACAAGGCGTTGATAGTGTCGCAACTGCCACCAGGGCACGCGATATGCGAGGAATGTATCGAGGTGGTGACCAAACGATTGAAGGAGAGTAAGAGTGGCTCTTGAAGGATCAACCATTGCGCAGCGGATACTGGCTGCCGAGAAGGAAGCCAGAGGAGCGGAATACTCGGTCGTCGATTCGATTGACATGGAGATTGCTGCCGCGAAGGAGCGGGTAGCGCTCGCTATGTGGGCGCAATACGCGAGATGGTTCCCTTGCTCGTTGCTGATGTCAGTTACAGCCTCAGCCACCATCGTACATTTGTGGGAGTAGAAAACATGAAACTACAGTCAATCACTGACCGGCGCTTGATCCCGGTCGAAATGCACAAGGTAGGGGAGCTTCCGGAAGGGCTAGTTGACGCCGCCATCCCGTATCGGCCGCGTGGTATAGAGAATCCGGAGTTATGCCGAATTGCAGACAGCCAGTGCTACGTGTGGGCAATGCGCAATGGCGCGGTGCTGGTTCCGTGTAGCGCTGTATTGATCGAGCAGTACCCGAAGGATGAGGATGTGTTGGTGGCGATCATGGCATGACGATGGCGAATAAAGACAGAATTACAGATGACGATCTGGCGAGGTACCGGTTTATCAAGGCGCGGGCCTTGTGGGCGAACAGCGACTACTTGCAGGATACATCACGGGATATGGTCAAGCGGGCCATGCTGGGGGATACGCTACCTGCGGAGGATCTGGAGCAGGTGCGGCAAGCCTTCGAGGAAGTGTTCAGGTTCGTGGAAGACTGGCCGGTGTGCAGGATCGAGGCCGAGCGGAGCTTGGCCGATGAAGCGTGGGACGCGGTGGCGGACTGGAAGCTGTGCGCCGTGAATCTGGAGAAGATCGCTACAGAGTTGGGGTGCACCAGGTACGAGTTGCGCCAGTGGGAGATCACGGTTGGGGAGCTGGTCTGAGGTATTACCAATTAGTATATATGGAAAATAAAAACGTGCCCCAATTCAAAACACACTTTTTCTTGGATATGCTAATAATGCTAATATGTTTCAATAATATCATGCACTTAGCCTAATACGTGCGCTAATACGTATGTGCGGTGAAAATAGCTGAAGTGCCAGTGCTGTCGCGTTGTGCAGCGTATTAGCATTTATATTAGCTCCCGCGTGTATTACTATAGAAACCCGGTTCGGGGTTTATTTTTGGCATCTGTGGGCGTATAATGAGTGGCATGGCAGCACCGAAAGGAAACGAATTTTGGAAGATGCGCTCCTCACATGGGCGCGCTCCTATATTCAAAACTCCAGATGACCTGTGGGATGCAGCTCAAGAGTACTTTCAGTGGGTACACGATAACCCGCTCGCTGAAGACAAGGTCTTTTCCTATCAAGGCGAAACATTCCACGATACCCAGTACAAGATGCGAGCGATGACTGTCGAAGGGCTCTGCCTGTTCCTCGACATCACCATGCCGACGTGGATGGAGTACAGAAAGAGAGAAGGCTTTACTAACATCACATCGCGAATCGACTACATTATCCGCCAGCAGAAGTTCACCGGAGCGGCAGCGGACCTACTGAACCCGCAGATCATCGCCCGTGATCTTGGCCTCAAGGATGTGTCTGCCAATGAGATCAGCGGCCCGAATGGTGGCCCTGTTCCTGTCTCCGTTTCCATTAACGTACTACCGAAATCCGACGACAAATGACGCAGCAAATCGGGATCGATACCACTGTCGATTTCCTCCCGTTGTATGACAAGAGCAACCCGTTCTATCATTCCCGGTACAAGGTCTGGTATGGCGGGCGAGGTGCCCGTAAATCATGGGAGGTTGTCCAGGGGGCTCTCTTGCGCGGAATGGAGCAGCCGACCCGCGTGCTATGCACCCGCGAGCTACAAACATCAATCAAGGATTCGATTCACAAGACGATTGCAGATCACATCGAGTCCAAGGGGCTTGGCAGCCATTACACTGTGCTCCGCGACTCTATTCGTGGACCGCATGGAACGGAGTTCATCTTCAAGGGCCTCCGGCATAATAGCGAGGCGATAAAGTCCACTGAGGGCATAGACATCTGCATTGTCGAGGAGGCGGAGAAAGTCAGCGAGGATAGCTGGCGGTATCTGACGCCCACGATCCGTAAACCAGGCAGCCAGATATGGGTAGTATTCAACCCGGACCTTGAGTCAGACCCTACGTACCAACGCTTTGTTAAAACCCCACCAGAGGGCGCGTATGTCTGCAAAGTTAACTGGTCGGACAACCCGCAGTTGCCCGCCGAGCTGGAACAAGAGCGCCTGCACATGATGCGCACTGATCCGGACGCCTACCAGTGGATATGGGAAGGAAACTGCCGCCGCCACACCGATGCGCAGATTTTCAACGGCAAGTGGCGCATTGACGCTTTCGAGGAGCCGGTTGATGCGGACGGCCCGTACTTTGGCGCTGACTGGGGCTTTGCTCAGGACCCTACCGTACTCACGAAGTCCTGGATTCGTGGGCGCACGCTCATGATCGAGTACGAGGCTTACGGGATTGGCGTTGAGATCAGCGACACCCCTGAAATGTTCGACCGTGTACCGGGGTCGCGGGGGCATACCATCCGTGCTGATTCTGCTCGCCCCGAGACAATCAGCCACGTTAAGCGGGCAGGATTCCGCATTGAGCCGGCCAAGAAAGGGCAAGGAAGCGTTGAGGATGGTATATCGTTCCTGCGCAGCTTCGACGAGATCGTGATTCATGAGCGGTGTCGGCACATGGCCGAGGAAGCGCGGCTCTACTCGTACAAGGTTGACCGCTTAACTGGGGACATCCTTCCAGACATCGTGGACAAGCATAACCACGGCTGGGACGCTGTGCGCTACTCATTGGAGCCGCTCATCAGGCAGAAGCAAGGCCCACGCCTCGCGCTTATTTAATGCTGGCGTAATGTTCGTGTGGCAGGATTGGAGGGATTGAAGGAGACAAATCATGATCGACTGGCTTTTCTACATGAGCTATGGGCTGGGGGCAGCGGCTACACTGCTCGGGATGTACTCATACCCGGACAATGATCTGCCTGCATGGAAGGCGGGCGTCGTCAACTGGAGTGCTGCGGCGCTATGGCCGATGTCCGCGCTTATCCTCGTGTGCATCGCTGCGCATCATGGACTCACACGCCTCGGGGCATGGATCAGGAAGCACAACCTATAACCCTATTTTATTCGACCGCGCCTTCCGGTATAATGGAATGGCGAGGTGCGTGCATTGAAACTTTGGCCCACATTCCGGAAGAGCATCCAACCCACTGAAACCAAGTCCGGGGGCTTCCCGGACCTTTTCTCGTTCATGCTGTCCAATGGCTGGGGTCGTGTGCTCGCGTACCAGGCACTGCGCTACTATGAGCAGGTCGCTCCGGTCAGCACGGCCATTGATCTTGTGACCGACGAGGTGAAGAGCCTCGATCTATCTGTGCATGACGCCAACTCCGGCGACTACGACATGACCCATCCGCTGATCCAGAAGCTGAACCGCCCGAACCCGGTACAGAGTGGCACAGCCTTCTTCAAGGAGCTGTCCACCGTGTTCCAAGCTGCCGGTGAGGTGTTCGTGCTGGCCACGGGCTCCCGAAACCGCATCCCACTGGAGCTGTACGTGGTTCGCCCGCACGAGGTCGCCGAAAGCCTCGGCAGCGACGGTCTAATTGTGG